GTGCCTACGGCGGTATGCTAGTGCTAATGCCGTATTTATCGCGTTTTTTCAAAGGGGAAATTGAATATTTGTCGCTTTTATGTCGCCAAGCTGTCGCTTTAGGCGGCTTTTTTTATGCCAAAATATAAACAAAAGGAGGGATAACCGATGTTGTCAGATAAGGTGATTGAGAAAATTTTCGAAAAGAAAGAAATCCAAAAATTAGACCTGATGACGGTATCTCTTATTATTCACGCAGTTGGCGAAGCTATCGAGGAGGTAGAAGAAGAAAATGCAAATGAACAGTCCTCAATACAATAATCCTTATAACATTCCGAGCTGTTATCCACAGCAGTACACAAGTTATCCACAATACTTACAGCAAATGCAGGCGGCAAGGTATCAGCCTCAGGAACAGGCACTGGTACAGATGCAGGGAACATATCAGCAACAGCCAGTAGGCATCAATGGGCGAATGGTGCAGTCCGTTGAGAACATCAACGCTAATGAAGTGCCTATGGACGGCTCAATGGCATTTTTTCCTAAGCAGGATATGTCGGAAATATACGTCAAGGCTTGGGATGCTAACGGACTAATCAAGACGATTGTGTATAAGCCTTATATAGCCCCTAAAGATAATCAGACAGTAAATTCTATGTCTAACGCAGAAAACGCTAAATTTACCCTATCAGACGAAAGCACACAGCTATTTCTGAATAAGTTCGAGGAATTATCAGAGAAGATAGGACAGTTGGAAGATAGATTTGATAAATCTTTAGGGACACAAAGAAAAACTTTAAAGACTCAAAGCAAGGGCGGTGATGAAGAATGAATCAGCAGTTAATTCAAACCATAAATCAACTTAAGTCAATTCGGAATCCACAGCAAATGGCAATGAATTGCTTACAGCAGTCCGCTAAACAAGGCAATCTTATGGCAAAAAACTTACTTAATCAGATAAACAGTGGAAATACACAAGGCGCAGAGCAAATTTTAAGTAATTTTATGAATACGCAGGGGATAAACCTTAATGATATTAAGGGAATGATGAATTAGAACATTTTGGGGTGCGCGCGCATAATGACCGGTTATCCCATTTGTTAATAAAATAAATGGAGGTAAACAAGATGTTTAATTCAAACGGAGTTAGTCTCGCAGATATTGCCGCAGTAACAGGCAATAATCGTAATAACGATGGTATGTGGGGCGATGGTGCATGGTGGATTGTAATTCTCTTAATCTTTGGCTGGGGAAATAACGGCTGGGGCGGTTTCGGTGGAAACGGCAACGGTACAGGTTATACAGATGCGGCTATTCAGAGAGGGTTTGACAATCAGGCAGTTATTAGCAAGTTAGACGGCATTTCCAACGGACTTTGCGATGGTTTTTATGCTATGAATAACAGTATGCTCACAGGCTTTAACGGCATTAACACAAATATCATGCAGACAGGCTACGGCATCCAGCAGGCTATTAACGCTGATACAGTCGCTAATATGCAGAATACAAACGCTTTACAGTCACAGCTCGCTAACTGTTGCTGTGAGACGAGAGAAGCCATACAGGGTGTAAACTACAATATGGCAACTAACACCTGTGCTTTACAGAACACAATGAACAATAATACAAGAGATATTATTGACAGTCAGCAGGCAGGAACGAGAGCTATCCTTGATTTCCTGACTAATGACAAGATAGCTACATTACAGGCAGAGAATAATGATTTACGCAGAGCTGCTTCACAGGATAGACAGAATGCACTTCTGACTACCACAATGGCAGCACAGACAAATCAGATAATCGACGCTATAAGGCCTACACCAGTACCATCATTCCCGGCAAGCAACCTTTACGGATATGCTTATGGATGTGGTTGCAATACAGGTTGTGGCTGCTAAACAACTGAATAATCAAGTATCTTAATCGGATTGGGTGCTTTTGAGTTCCACTCGAAAGAAAACTCGAAAGATTATGTCTGCTAAGCAGTATTACGTTGGTACCGACATTGATGTCGGGAGCATGGGGCAGACTTGTATGGTTTGCCCTTATTTTTTAGAAAGAGAGGTAAAAACAATGGAAATTACAGGAATTGCGTTACAAACAGTTGCCGCCGGAGAAGATGTTGCATTTACAGAAACGCCAGTTTGCGGTAGTAAGTGTATCGTACACAGACAGGGAAGTGGAGTTATCAAGTTAAGGGGTATTACAAATCAGTGCAAAGCAAGATTTTTAGTATCTTATAGTGGAAACATTCAGATACCTACAGGCGGCACAGTTGAAGAGATTTCACTTGCCATTGCAGTAGACGGAGAGCCTTTACAGTCTACAAAGATGATAGTCACTCCAGCAGTAGTTCAAAATTTATTTAACGTATCGGCACAAGCCTATGTTGATGTACCTTGCGGCTGTTGCAGTACAGTAGCGGTGCAGAATACATCTACACAGGCTATTGAGGTACAGAACAGTAACTTAATTGCAGTAAGGGAGGCTTGACGTAATATGCACATTGAAAGAATCCACAAAATGATTGAATGTCTTACAGAGAAAGCCTTATGCGAGCTTGATAAGGGTGTTGAGAATGTCAACACAGAGGAAATGGGCGAAGCGGTCGATATGATTAAGGACTTGTGCGAGGCAGAGTACAAGGCTGTTATCGTTAAGTCTATGAAGAAAGCTGATGAAGAGGAAGAAGAGTACAACAAAGAGCTTCTTAAAGCCTTAAAAGACGAGTACGGCGAAGAGGGCGGCAGAAGATACTATGATGAGTACCGCTACATGCGTACTGGCAGGTACGCGCCAAAGGGCAAGGGCAGTCATGTAGGCAGACGCGGCTACGAGGAGCCACCATACTGGCGCAGATACCCGGATGACATGACGGACTATGACGGCATGGAGCGTATGCGCGACATAGATAGAATCCGTGGACGTATGTATTATTCCGATATGGGGCATATAGGAATGATAGACCAGCCGAGAAGTGGCAGTGCTGCCGAGCGTGATATGCGTGAGGGTAGAAGTGGCATGAGCCGCAAGCATTACATGGAGACTAAGGAACAGCACAAGACTAACACCCAGCAGGACAAGGACGCAAAAATGCAGTCACTTGATGAGTACATGAAAGAACTGTCGACAGACTTAACCGACATGATAAGCGACATGACACCAGAAGAGAGGTCACTTATGAAGAGCAAAATGTCAATCCTGTTGACTAAGATGTGATAATAAAGGCTATGAACAATGCTGTTCATAGCCTATGTTCCTTGAAAATCAATATCGGTTAGCGAAAAAATATTCAAACTCGCACTTGACATTTATACGTCAATGACGTATAATAAAAACATCAAATAAATAGAGGTGCGAATATGATGAACTTACTAAATGCAAAAAAGGTGAAAATAAAGAACTTTTCGAGATATGAAGAGGGAAAGTCAAACGACGGAGGTTGTTATGGCTTCTGGACGAATTATGACCGTCTCGAAAACGGAAACTGGGAAGTTTCATACGGCACAACCGCCGACATGGAGTTTTGCTCATGCTGCGGAAGGTTCGAAGACCACTGGGACGGTGAGGATTACTCTTGCGGTGAATCTGACCAGATTTCCACTGAAGAGCTCTTGGAAATCCTTCGTGACGCTGAGGAAAGAGCGGAAACGGAAGAGGGTGTAAGTATTGAACTCTCTTAAAGAGTTGAGAGCTCGGACTGGGCTAAGCCAAGTTGAATTTTCCAACTACTTTGGCTTGCCGGTAAGAACCCTGCAAGAATGGGAGCAGGGAAGGCGAAAGCCGCCAGACTACCTTGTAAGCCTTCTTGAAAGAATATGGAGGCTTGAAAATCGCTAACCAATATGAGGTTAGCGATTTTTTATTTGGTGAGGTATAATATGTTTACAATCAACGGCATTAACTGGAACTTAATATTTGTCAATAATTCAAGTCCTGACTTATTGCGTTCAGACGGCACTACAAGCCTTGCTGTGACCGATTGGAACAGCAGGAGTATATTTGTATCAACCGCACCAAAAGGGGCTTATTTGAGGCGCATAATCGCTCACGAACTATGCCACGCATTTTGTTTCAGTTATGACATATCAATGCCGATTGAGCAGGAAGAATACCTTGCAGGTTGGATAAGCCTTTACGGCACTGATTTAGTATATTTGCTTGACAACATCATGTCGAGCCTATCACGGAGGGCAGTATGAGCGCAGAACAGCTATTAAAATACATTCAAAGAACCAATCCAGAAATGACAATGGAACGTATGGTGTATGAGCTTAGTCAATGCGAATATGTGGCTAAGTCTGTGATTTTTACGGCGCAAAATCAAGTAAAAAAATAATGCAAAATTTTTCATATCCCCCCCTATATATCTAAGGAAAAATAAAAAATCGAAATCAAACTTTGCTCAAATTTGACTTCGATTTTATGCTTTTTTAAAGTACTTGGTTTTCAATTTCATATGCTGTCATAAGTGCGGCAGCGGTCATTATTATCAATCTCTCACCCGGTTCAAGCTCAAACTCTGTGCTTGGGTCGTCCTCAATGAAATTGTAGTCTTTATAAATAGTTACTCCGCCTATGTCTTCAACGACAACTTCAAGAATCAAGTCGCTGCCAAACTCGGCAATATCTTCTCTCAACTCCTCGATAAGTGAGGAGCAGTCATAGGATACGTCAACTCCTTCGTTACTTTTAAAAGACATGTTTCCTCCTAAAATTTTCGGGTCAACATTTTTGGTACGCCCCTATACCCGGAGCGTAAATTTTGAAAATTAATTTCAGATTTTCGCAAAATTTGGCTCTGATTTGGTGTTGTTTTTGAGCCAAAAACAGCTCTGTATGACAGCGGGACCAGTACAATTTCACACCCAAAGTCGCCCGGCTCTGCCTATGGCAATAGAGTTAGGCACAACAAACAGCATTACGTTACAAGCCGCCGCCCATTAAGGGCGCAGTTGTCCGCTTGATGATAAAATAGCACTTCGATTTCAATTTGTCAAGGAACGACAAAAAGAGAACTTTTGAAAGTTCTCTTTTTAACTGCTTATTCCTCCTCGATGGTATCAAGCACCATCTGAATGGCGTACTCACGGGAGCACATCTCGGCACCATCCCATCTGTTCGCCTCGACCATCTTATTGGCTTCAGTCACTGCATCGGCACGGGTGTAGCCGCAGCTCATGAGCCAGTCAATTATCTTGTCCATGCCAAACCCTCCTTGTTAAATTTTCAAGCCCCGAAGTGGAGCCGATACCGCCGCCCGGTAATGAACCGGGGACATTCTCTGCGGCGGTGATTTTTACAAGCCGTAAAAGCTGAGAAGTTCAGCCTTGCGGCTGTCGTCAAACACAACCTCCGTTTTGCGGACACCAAAATCACAAAATAGCCAAGTGTCGCCGGCGACTATTGAAACTGCCAACCCTCCTATCAGTGCGTGGTCAACACAGCCAGCGACTGCATAAGCTAGCATTTCAACCTCATCTTTCGGTAGGCACGTCAACATAAGTGCCTCGGTTGTAGCCGTTTTTCTGGCTACAAGCTCCATGATTTTATTACTAGATTCAAACGCGTCATTGTAACTATAAATATCTAGTTTTTTCATATTCTAATACCTCCGTATATTTAATTATATAGCCGATTTTATCGGCTGAAAAGTGACGGGTGGAATCGAACCGCCCGCGTTGGCACCTGCCGTCACTTGGCTAGTTTGATAAAATGGTTCTGGCCATATTAAACACCCAACGTCTATTGCGGCTATGGTGTTTAAAGTCGCCGTCTTCGGCGATTATTCGTCCGGTGCTCTCGTATTTTAACTGTACGACAGTTAAATATCTGTCAAGCAGCTCATCCGGGCATTTTAAACACTCGATAGCGTTTTCTATCGTGCATTTGTCACTGCTCCAATACACGCCCTCAATATGAACACCTTTTTCACTTTCCAATCTTCCTAGTTCTTTCATAAGTTCACCTTTTGTCATAAAGATACCTCCTGAAATTATAATGTAAATTTTTTAAATCCCCCCAGGGGAGAGAAGCAACCCGGGGAGTTGAACCCCGGCAGTGCGCCGCCTTCGGCGGTTGCTTAAGCTAAGACAGCAGCGAAGTAGTTGCTGTCTTGGCTTTCTCTTTTAAAAATGAGCTTTTCGTTTGTGCCTAAAAAGCTCATCTTGAAAGTATCCCTATCAAGACGCTCTATTGTGACTGCTTCATGGACACAACCAATATTGATTGTGTCCATTATCATAATCAGACCTTTAATCGTATGCACTGATACGCCCAGCGCGTGCTTGTTAATTAAATACTCTTTTAAGTCTACATTATTCATTTTTTTACCCTCCTATTTTTTTAAAATCGGTCTGCCATCATCAGCACCGGGCGACCATCCCGCGGCTGACGCTCCACTTCGGAGCGTTTCGGCTAATCCCATCCAAGCTTTTCAGCGAGGTGGGCGTACTCCTCGCACTCCGCCTGCTTCGGGCATTTTGTGCAGTCGGTATCGAAGTGACGGCACACCTCTTCAAGCTCTTTTTCGAGCTCGATTATTCTATTTTCTTCGTTCATCGCAAAAACCTCCTTGAAAAATATAATGTATTTTTTTTGATACCCCCCCCTATAAAAAGAGGGAAAACCGCCGCCGGTATCGGTCCGGCTAGCATCCTCTGCGACGGCTGGCTACTTGACAGGTTTAAAACCCATCATTTTTAACGCCCCTACCTCGGCTGGGCTGGCTACGATAACGTGTCCGTTTGCCTGCATCCTCACGCCGTTCATCTGCTCCGGTCCTGCCTGCTCACGCTTGCCGGAGCACAGGCATGATTTCGGGCACCAAAATGTGAAGTGTCCGTTGTCGGCGGTAACGAGAATTTTAACTGCCTTTTCGGTCTCGCCGACCTGCTCAATGTCACCCTCCGCCATCAGCTGGCGCTGACTGGTGGTTAAATTTTTCTCCAAAAACCATTCTTTAATTTTCATTATTTTAATCCTCCTTATCTCTTCCTTGTGATATTATAATACCACGAAAATTCGAGAATGTCAAACATTTTCTCACGATTTTTCGAGATTTTTTTAATTGACAAATGCCAAAAGAGTTATTATTATATAAAAAAAGGGAGGTAGAAAAATGATAACTTATAAAATAGACGTTATTGCAGAATTGAAAAAAATGGGAATCAATACCAACACTGCGAAGAAAACTGGGATTTTCAGTCAGTCGACGCTTGATAAGTTCAGAGCCGGAGACACCCGGATCACAGTTGATAATCTGAATCGCTTGTGCTGCATTTTGGAGATGCAGCCGCGTGACATTCTGAAATTCACGGAAGATGATGAGGATAAAAAAATCCTTGAAAAAATTAAAAATAATGTTTGACATTCTCGAATTTTCGTGGTATTATAATGATGTCGGAAGGGAGAAGATAAGAATTTCCGAACGTGTGTTTGCTACACGAAAAATTAAAATTTGGGAGGTGCCAAGATGGCAATTCTATTAAAAAATGGGGCAGAACTTACTGCCGAGAATATTTTAAAATTTAACGAAGAGTCAGCGGAGCCGTTCTTTATCGGCTCCGCCCTTAAGAAGAACATTCTCAAGGCTGATGGGGACGAGCGAAAACTCCTCCACTACGCAGTCAAGTTCAACTGCTTGGAGGAGCCGGAGAAGGACGAGGCGGAGCAGGAATTCGACGAATTAGTTCGCCAGATTAGCGACGTTGAAAACCGTTTGCGCTGGATTAACGACACCGGCGATTTTAACGGCGATTTCTTCGCCGGCGCAGCTCAGGCGCTGAGTTGCACACCGGAGGAAGCCGAGCAGCTCGAAGCGCAGGAGTCCGCTACGGACCGTGAGCGTGAGCAGCTCAAAGCGGAACTGTACAGGCTCCGCACCAAGCTACACATGAACGAGCACTATCAGGGGCTACCGGTCATGTGCCAGCGGAAATACTAGGCAACCGCCGAAGGCGGCGCACTGCCGGGGTTCAACTCCCCGGGTTGCTTCTCACCCGGAACGACCGGGAAATTTTGAAAATATGGAGGAATAAATTCATGACAGTTAAAGAGTACATTAATAGTTGCTTACAATTTGCAGAGGATACAAGAGAATGGGGTGGGCTTAATGAGTATCACTTCTACAGCACGACGGAGGGCTGCGGCTACTGGTACGAATCATGCGACAATGCCGAGGGCGGACTTGATATAAGTTGGGCTTTTAATTTAACAGCAGAGCAGATAAGAGACGAGGGAGCGCAGCACTTTGTTGATGAGCTGGCGACGCTGATAAGATGTACCGCCGACCAGTGCGAGGACGAGCAGGACACTGAAATGCTGTACAGCGATTTGAAGTATTTTGAGCATTAAAAAACGAACCGGGCGAGGTTAAGAACTTTCCCGGTTCGTTTTCTGCTGTAAAGCGTTTATTAAATTAAATAATAAATGGCTCCTGCCAAGTCACGACCTTAATAACGATACCAAGCGACATTAACGGTCAACGCTTCACGGCTCATTCAGCATACACCATCGGCGGCACTTTGTCAACGTATCACAAATTATATTGATGTATTTTAATCATTGACAAATGGTTGATTCGATATTATTATAATAGTAATTAAATAATCTCACACATTTATATTTTTAGACTATTAACAACTGGTTATATAGTCTTTTTGTCGTTGTGCTAATATCTTAACAATGCATCTTATTTTATCCCCAAAAACGATTCGCAAAATGTATATTATATAATAACTATAAGCGCCGCCGGAAGCTTGCAGTTTCCACATCATTACATTAACGTGATAAAATCTGTATACAAACTGTAAACAAAACGTAGCCTAGAGAAGATCAGATAAGATTAGACAAAGGTAAGATTAATGATAATGTGTAAATAAATAATCGGTTTTTAAAAAACATATATAATTATATACTGTATATGCGATTAGTACCAAAGTACTATCCATAAATACCCCAAAGTTATATTTTATATACTTTATGTATATAGTCACATTCAGATTAATGTGCTATGATGATTCATGTGTGAGAGATAAAGAGATTATGACCTGGAGGTGATTATATTATGTGTGACGATAATAACGGTTATGATATTCAGACAATCAGGACTGTTGACGATATGAGAATTGTAGCTAGTGATATAGTCACTAATTACTGCAATAGACATAACATTGATGAGAACGATATATTTCCGTCTATATGGGCAGATATAATTACAGAGTTAAACACATTATTATTTAATCCATGTAATAGGGTTTTAAAAACTGATAGTAACTTAAATAACGAATATGATAAACGTAAAGTTGAATACGTTTATAATAATATATACAAACGATTGTGTAATAGTCATTGTCAAGAAGTGACTATTAAAGGGTTTATTGATATGTCCGGTATAGGGAAGCAGACACTGTACGATTGGCAGATTAACAGCGGGCTAAGCTCTTCGGGTTCAGACCTGGTTAAAAAAATAGCCGAAGATAATGAGGAGAGCTTATTTAATTTAATGAAAGATAGACGGCTCAATCCTATGAAAGTGTTGCCTAAGTTAAACAGATACCACGGCTGGAATATGCCAGGAGCCAGAGCTGAGAGAACCGAGAGAGAAGCCCTTGGAGCTGATGCCCTGATACAGCTCGGACAGCAGCCGAAGCCGTTAGAATTGTCTGATAATAGCGTGATGAATAACAGTGATAATTGATGCATTATCGCATAGAATTATCACACAATTCTACACAATTCAAGAAAGCCCATAAATAAAGGGTTTGCAAATTATTCTAACATTGTCAACTATTCGTCAAACGTGGGTTTAGCGAATAGTTAAATGATTCGATATGAATATGAATGACTATTGTGTGAATTGTATGAGAATTGTATGTCAATCCAGCTGATGCGTTAATGCAGCCATGCGTCGGTGGGGGTAGGGGTCTAAATAAGTAGTCAGAAGCCCCCTCTAAGTCCCGAAAACTCCGACAAAAATAAAAAGCCCTTATCACATAAAGGAGAATGAATATGACAGGCAAAGAATATCAGCAGTTGGCAATGAGAACCAACGATGGACTTAATAGACTGCGTTTAGAGGACGCAATAGCAAATCAGGGTGACATATCAGTATCACAGTTGCTTAATGGAGCGTTAGGACTTACTGGTGAAGCCGGGGAAGTCTCAGACCTTATCAAGAAGGGCATATTCCACGAAAAGGGCATAGACCTTGAACATCTAAAAAAGGAATGTGGAGATGTGATGTGGTACTTAGCAATGATAGCCGATGCGTGCAACTTTACGCTTGATGAAGTCATGCAGATGAATGTTGACAAGCTTAGGGCAAGATATCCACAAGGCTTTGACACTTACAGGGCTAATCACAGGCAGGAGGGCGATATATGATAACGGATTTGGTAGTATTTAAAATTTTATGTATGCTTGAAGCTCCTGCATGGTGCTTCGTGGCAATCGGTATATCGGTTTTAATCAAGGTAATCAGCTTCGGTATGAACTTAGGTGCTAGGCAGTCAGAAAAAGCCTTAGATGAGGCAATAAAGAGGTCGTTGAATGAAATATCAAGGCAGAGAGATAAATGATGAGTGCTCACGTTGTGGCAACATATTTGAGTGCGTGCTATTCATGAAAGGTCACGGCATAGGCACAGAGCGTGAGCATGTGGCAGATATGCTTAGATGTCAATTTGAGCACAAGGAGAGGCACGATGAAACTGATAAAAGAACTTAAACGATTGTTTTGCAGGCATGAGTGGAAATATTACAAAGAAGTTTGGACGTTGGGACGCAAAGGGTTTACTGAGATTTGCATTTGCCCTAAATGCGGAACAATAATTGATTTTGGGCTATCGCCAAGCGGTAAGGCACAGCACTTTGACTGCTGTATTCGTCGGTTCGAATCCGATTAGCCCAGTTCGGTCATTTATATGACCATCGGACTTTTAAGTCATGTTGTTTCATAAACTCCACCTATTAGCGGAATGCTGTTAAGAGCCGTCACAAGGCTCGATAGGTTTTGGGTTTCGTTGCTGTAGTTACCCGGTGTTACATGAGGCATCGAAAGAATAGCAACAGTGTAGACAACAAAGCTGCGTAAGCAGGGGCTTGCCAAGGGCCTCGTCGCATTGTCTACACTAATGGGATGTAGTTCAGTTGGTAGAACGTCTGCCTCATACGCGGAAGGTCGCAAGTTCAATCCTTGCCATTCCAACTGCCCTTATGGGGCAAACCACCTCTTAAAGTAGTAATGTAGTCTTGCTACCGTCCGGCAAGTAAATCAAGGGCGGACATTGGCATGTAGCTCAGCGGTAGAGCGGTCGGCTGTTAACCGACTTGCCGTGGGTTCAATTCCCACCTTGCCAGTTGGTGTGCGGTAAATAGCGTAACGCAAACAAAGAAGTTGATTGGTAGCATGTTTGCCAAGTAATAGGCAGGAGACGTCTGTAATTAGCAACAAACAGCTTTCAGAAACCAGTCCATGTGCAGCTTAATTTTGCTACACACCAATTTGTAGACATGGTGTAAAGGTATCACAATAGTTCGCTAAACTATCCAACAGCAATGTTGTACAGGTTCGATTCCTGTTGTCTGCGTTAGGCACAGCTCCAATAAAGAGCATCGTGAAAGCGCGAGGGAAAATGTGCAAATGTGACCCTCATACGATTGCAATGTGCCTTATAATATTCGGTTTGTTACCGAATAGACAGGAGCAAGCGGTCACTGCCCTGCTGAATTAAAAAATAATGCTGATTAAATCAGCAACCGCGTAAGGGATAGTAGTTTGAGGTAAAAACAAGCAATCTGTCGAGCATTGCTTAGTGGGGGTTCGAATCCTTCCTATCCGATTATAGGAGGCTTATCATGGACTATTTTGGCATGTATAGGGATATATGGAATTATCACAAGAAGTGCATAGACAAGATAAGCTTTGCTGATGATAAACTCTGGAACAGTATAATCCAAGAAGCAAGTGAGCTTGGAAAAAAGTACGGCAACTGTGAGTTCATAGGTGAGCTGATAAGGAATGAGGTGAATGAGTTTGAGCGAATTGCAAGAAGTTGTTAACCATATCAGAGATAACTATGATTTAGACATTTTTACGAGGATTTGAGGTGTGCGTATGTGCGAATTTTGCAAAGACATAGGAATTGGATTGCCGGACTGGGATTTTTTACCAAAAGAGGACGAAGATATAGTGCCGTCTGGTGATGCAATAGAAATCAGAAAAATTATGAATAAGAACGCCCTTGCTTTTACAAATAGTGCAAACGAGTACGGAGCAGGAGCATTAAATATCAATTATTGCCCTATCTGCGGTAGAAAGTTGGTGGAAGAATGAGCAATATACATAAATTCAAAGTAGAACCAATAGCAGAACACCCAACAGGCGCTAGAGTTATGATTGACGGCAAACAGTGTTTATGCAGTTCATATGAAATAGAACATTACGCTGGAGAACTTCCAACGATTCATATTAATCTTGTTGCTAATAATGTGCAATATGAGCACGACGCAGAAATCAAAATCGCAAACTTACACGAAATAGCTGAACTGATGGACGAGAAAACATTCAAGGAATTTTGCAGGAACTGGGAGGAAATTCACAGTGAAACACAGTAAAGAATGGCACGCTTGCGACAGGTGCGGTGCAGAAATAGTTCACAGGAAAAGAAACGAAATGAAACGGAGTTAGTCGCTACCCTAAAACAAGACGAAGAAAATAGTCTTTAAATAATTTCCGAAACACTAAGAGGTGCGTACAATATTGGTGTGCTAAGGATAGCTTTTACTACTGACTACGCATATTACCGGCTACAGATTGATTGTAGTCGCTAACCTAAAACAGTTATAGGCAGAGGTCTATAAGCACCTTTGCTGGAAAGCGAGGTGCTTTTTCTTTTGGCATCTGAATATCTGAAGCAAACAATCCAAGGATACGAAAACTACATAAAGCAAAGCGGAATAGATGATAAGGTAATCGGAGCATACATAGACGCGTCAAAAACGGCGTATCTGAACGAAAAGGATACAGAGTATGGGTTAAAGATTTCTAAGCGCTCTAAAGAGCTTATAGAACAGTATGTGCTAAGTTTGGCTAAGATGTCTATATGGGATTTGGATTCACTGGCTAACCAAACAAAGAAAAATTACCAAATCCTTGACAAGTACTATGACTTGTTGAAATTAGAGGCACCATATCTTTTCCACAGTTATCTACTGTATCTCGAAAAAAATAGGCAAGAAGAAGAAAAATTTTATGCCCCGAAAATGGAACAGCTAAACAAGCATGGTCTGATTCAAGCTTTGCAAGACCTCGAAGATGATAAGCTCGACCTTTTGTCTATATCAATGCCACCTGGAACACAGAAAACAACATTAGAGAAGTTCTTTTGTTCATGGATTATCGGCAGGCACCCAAAGGATTATAGTTTGTTCTTTTCCCATTCTGACGATATTACAAGAATGTTTTATGACGGAGTTCTTGATATTACCACCAACAGTGAAGAGTACACATGGAGTGAAATTTTCCCTGATGTAAAGCTCCAAAATACAGACGCAAAAAGACAGCGTATTAACTTTGATAAGCCGAAAGCTTTTTCAAATATTCAATGCACATCTGTCGGCAGTAAAAATGCTGGTAAGGTTCGATGTAACAGATATTTATATTGTGATGACCTTGTAAGCGGTATCGAGGAAGCGTTAAACAAGAAAGCACTTGATAAGCTATGGCGCATTTACGGCACTGACGCAAGGCAGAGAAAACTTAATCAGCAAGTTAAGGAAATTCATATTGCTACACGTTGGAGTGTACACGATGTTATAGGGAGATTACAAAGAACATACTCAAAAAGCAATAGAGTACGTTTTATTGCAATACCCGATATTGACCCTGATACTGGAAAAAGCAATTTTGACTATAAGTATAATGGAATGTCCGTTGAGTTTTTCCATGACCAGGAACTCACAATGGACGATATTTCGTATCGTTGCTTGTACAAAAATGAGCCAGTTGAGCGTGAAGGACTACTTTACCATGATGACGACCTTAGACGTTTTATGTCAATGCCACTTAGGGAGCCGGATGCAATCCTCGGAATCTGCGATGTTAAGAACAAAGGAACCGACTTTATGTTCTTGCCTTGTATGTACCAGTTTGACAACGATTTTTACTTGGTTGATTGCATCTGCGATGATACGACAGATTACGGCATACAGTATAGCCGCTTATCTAACATCATTGTAGACCACAAAATGCAACAGTGCGAGTTCGAGAGCAATTCAGGAGGAGACAGAGTATCCTATGAAGTTGCTCAAAGAGTTGAGGAAATGGGTGGAAGATGCAATATCACAGATAAGCCGACCGAGACAAACAAGGAAACAAGAATTATTGTTAATGCCGATTGGGTCAAAAAACACGTCCTTTTCAAGGACAAAGAAAAATATAAGCCTAAAGAAGATTACGGAGTTATGATGTCATGGCTTTTGACTTATTCAGTAGTCGGCAAAAATGACCATGACGATGTGCCGGACGGCTTGGCTAACTTTTGTCTTTTCGTTACAAGAGGTAGCTTAGTAGCTAAATGTGAAGCAGCAGTTAATCCATTCAGGAGGTGACACTATGACGACAAAAAGTATCTTATCTCAATATATCGACATTAAAGATGAAATCAGGGAAGTAAGAGCCAAAATTGACCGATTGGAAGCAGATATTCAGAGGATAGAGGACGGAGAGAAAGTTGTTGACAGTGTCACTGGTGGGTTTGGTGGCACGCAACATTTCCGAATTGATGGCGTTCCATATCCTGAATATAGTCGCAAAAAGACTTTGCTTTATTCAAGGAAAACCACTTTACAGTTGCTTGAAGATGATTTGCTTACAAAGACAAACGAAGTCGAACAGTTTATAGCGAACATACCTGATAGCCGCATGAGAAGGATAATAAATCTCAGATACCTCGAAAATATGTCATGGAATAAGGTTGCAGACCATATAGGCGGTGGCAATACAGAGGACAGCGTGAGGAAAGCATGTGAGAGGTTTCTGAAAAGCAACTAAAGTTGTCCGATATGTCCGCTTGACGATATGTTATAGTTATACTTGGAAAGTTTGTTCAAGAGCTTAATATTCACTCCTCTTGGGAAAAGCATCGTCTTAATGGCGGTGCTTTTTTGCGTGAAAGGAAATTATGGGAAACGATAAAAAGAAAATATACTGTCCACAATGCCACCGCCGGGTTGCGGAGTGGGACGGAAAATATTCGGGAAATATAATAGTCGGTTGCCGTAAGTGCCACAAAAAGGTTGTGTATTACACAAATACAGGCATTACAGACATAAAGCCATGGGAACAAAGAAAAACAGCAAGTGGCATGACATATCTATAAGGAGCAGATAACTAATGAACCGTGGAACACTTCAAGACCTTGTTAGAGGTTGCTATGGGCGAAAAATTGCATACACCGATGTTGAAACAATCACAAAGGATAATGTTGTCAAGGTCATTGGAGACTGTATTAGTGCTTTCTATTGGAATAAGTCAATATTCAAGTACTTATGGGATTACTACAAAGGCGACCAACCAGTGCTGTATAGAACTAAAACTGCTAATGCTGATATAACTAATTGCATAGTCGAAAACCACGCATACGAGATTGTGCAATTCAAAGTCGGTCAGACCTATGGCGAACCGATACAGTATGTCAGTCGCTCTAAGGACGAGAAAATCAACCAAGCAGTTGACAAGCTTAATGACTATATGGCTGACGCAAACAAGCACGAAAAAGATATTAAGGGCGGCGAGTGGCAATCAGCAACAGGAACGTCATTTAAGGCGGCACAACGGACAAACAAAAGTGACATGCCGTTTAGAATCGTGGCACCTACACCGCTTAATACGTTCGTCATATACAACCGTAACACAGAGGAACCACTTCTTGCTGCGCAGGAGCTTAAAGATGAGAATGGCAACTGGTATAAAATTGCTTTTACCGATACAATGTCATTCAGGATTGTTGACAGCAAGGTTGTAAGTGCCAAGCTCCACACATACGAGGAGATACCGATTGTTGAATTTCCAAATAACCATGAAAGGCTTTCAGATATTGAGCTTGTTATTGGTATGCTTGATGCAATCAACAATATGCAGTCTAACAGAATGGACAGTATACAGCAGTTTGTTGAGTACTGGGTTAAGTTTGTAAACTGTGAAGTTGATACAGAAACTTTCAATAAAATGAAAGAAAGCCATGCCCTTGTTGTTAAGTCTATCAATAAGGACAACAAGTCTGATGTCGAGATTATGACACAGGAGCTTAATCAGACACAGTGTCAAGTTGCTAAGGACGATTTACTTGATAACTTGCAGGCAATTTTAGGCATACCAAGTCGAGAATCACAAAATTCAGGCGGAGACACACAAGGAGCCGTATCTTTAAGAGCTGGCTGGGACTTCTCTAAGTCGAGAGCCAAGCTCAAAGACCCACTTGTTAAATCCGCTGAAAAGCGACTTGCAAAGGTGGTCCTTAATATTCTTAGAGACAGCAGCAACGAATTAGGATTATCTAATGGCTTAGGGCTGTCAATAAGGGACTTTGATGTGCAAATCAATCATAGTCCACAAGATAACATGTACACTAAGGCGCAGACGCTTACAGTTCTGCTTCAAGCCGGAATACATCCGCTTGTAGCAATTAAGACGGTTGGTTTATGGGCGGATGCCGAAAAGACGTTCTTAATGTCTAAGGGTTATCTTGATAACTTATATAAGACTATCACAGATGTTGAGAAGCAGGAAAAGCAAGCACAAGAGATAGTTCAACAACTTAATAATAATCAGCAAAATAAAGCAACTACCGAGCAATAATCGGCGGTTGCTTTTATTTTATATTGCACTCATGCGTGAAATGAGAAAACGAAAATCCAAGCGGAAAGAACCGCGACAACAAAATGTAGATTATGGAGGTAATCATTTATGACAAGGGAAGAAGCAAAGCAGAACTTAATTGCATTAGGAATTGAGGAGCCGACACCGGCACAGATAACAAACTATCTTAATCAGTTCCACAGCAACGCACCACAGGCATCGGCACAGCCAACTATTTCAGCATCCGAACTAGAGGTCAAGCCTGACAATTCAGAGGAGCTTACGCAGTTAAGAGAGCAGATAGCCAACTTGCAGCGTGAGAACATTCAGAAGGACATAAGGGCTTATGCGGCGGAAAAGGGCTTGACAGGCGAACAGGCAAACAAGGTATTAGCAGGATTTCAGGATAACCTTGAGCTTGCTAGGTCTGCTATTGATTCTGTATCAGAGATTATCACCGCAAGAGAGACGGCAGCAGTACAGGCTAAGATTCAGGAAATTGCTAAAAATGCAGATGTTCCTGGTGGCGGCGGTGCTGGCAGTCAGAATAAAGAAAAGCCTAACGATGTAGCAAACGCTGAAACAATTAGTTTTGGTTCGGCAGCCCCAAGCGTTGAGGCAAGAGATTATTACAAGTTATAGGAGGTAAAAGACAATGGGTAAGCCTATTGAGAGAGACTTTACGCAGAGTAAAGGCATTTTAAAGTTTTTCCCTTACGAGGGAGCAGCGTGTGTAGTTCCGCAGTCTATGGTGTCGGTGGCAGACGGAAACGGAAGAAAGATTGTACCGGCAGGAACACCATTCCCAAGCAATGATAACAAGTGCTTAGGTTATCTGCTTGAAGATGTGGACGTAACGCAGGGAGACGCACCGGGAACTTATGTATATCAGGGAACTATTGACTGGGAAAAGGTCAAGACACTTTCACCAACAATAGCAGATGCGGCTAGAAAAGTAACACCTAGAGTAACTTTCTACGGTGCAGAACCAATAACAGAGTAATTATAGGAGGTTAAAATACTATGGCATTACCATTAGCAGAAGCATTTACAGCGAGAAGCCTCGGTGTAATGTGGAATAATTATCAGAAGACATTAGGTTCTGCCCCTTATCTTGGCAGACAGAAGTTTGGTACAAGGAAGCAGGATTCGCTTGACCTTAGATTTATCAAGGGCAAAAGCGGACTTCCGGTATCGTTAAAGGCATCTAACTTTGACGCACAGGCAGAGTTAAGGGATGTTGGTGGATTCTCTGACATTCAGAACGAGATGCCATTTTACCGTGAATCATACATGGTTACAGAGAAAGAGGAACAGGAGTACGACAATTACAGAAGTGCCGAGAACTCTAACCTTGCCAATCAGGTACTTAGAGAAATCAGCAAGAAGCCTATGAACCTTATTGAGGGTGCAAGGGTTGTACCCGAGAGACAGATATGGTCTTTGCTTGCACCTGAGGACGGCGTGCCTAAGATTGATGTTGTTATCGGCAAGAGTAAGTACACTGTCGAGTATACAACTGATAGTGGAGCCGCACACAAGGCAGACCACTTTGTTGAGATTTCCGGTTCAAGTGACAAGTGGAATGTTCCGGCTACAGCAACACCACTTGCAGACTTAATCAAGACAAGAAGAGATTTTGCTAAGAAAACCGGCTATTCTCTTACACGTTTTTCCATGAACACAGAGACATGGGAGATGGTTCTCAATGCAGAGGACACTAAGAAGCAGGTACTTGGTATCACAGCTTATAACGGCGGTATTAGATTACAGCAAGGACAGGTTGTCGAATATCTTAGAGGCTACGGCATCGAGATTGAGGTGTATGACAAACTGTATATTGACCCGGCGGATGGTCAGTCAAAGTACTTCATTCCAACAGGTATTGTGTCGGCACAGTCTGCCGGTGTATACCTTGGCGATTATGTATTCGGCAAGACACCTGAGGAAAGAAGCGGAAGCCTTACAGACGGAAACTTATCTATCGTTGAGACTGGTATTTCTGTCTACACATACGCCACAAATCATCCTATCAATACTCATTGCGTAGTATCCATGATTGGACTTCCTACATTCGAGGGAATGGATAGCGTTGTTGTAATTAAGGTTATCTAGGAGGTGTGCTTATGATAGCACAGAATACGGTTAAATATAACGGCAGATGGTATAAAGCCGGCGACAAGATAGAGGAGGCAGAACAGACTGTCTCCTCTTCTGTTAATTATACCAAGACAGATATTAACCGCATGTCTACAGCAGACTTACAGGAACTTGCCAAGACACAGGGTATCGGCGGTGCTGAACTGTTAAGCGGTGCGGAGCTTAAAAAGCTGTTAATCGAGAAGTTCGGATTGTAGGAGGGCTTATGCTATACACAACATTAGAACAAGTCAAGATAAGGCTTAAACAATATCACATGGAAACAAAAGAAAATGCTAGTGTTGTGGTATGGGATGAATTAGAGGACAATCCGCACATCGAACAGCTTATTGATCAGGCAAGGCAAGAGATTGCCAACGTAAGGAATTATCCGAGCAGCTATACACAAGAGCAAATTGATGATGACTTAGCTAAGTATGAGAGCGTTATCGTCAATCTCACCGTGTATGACCACTCGCAAGCTGGTGAGAGTTTTATGGCAAGTTACTCCGAGAACGGCATTAGCCGTAATTGGGTTGACCGCAATAATCTACTCGCCGGGGTATTTCCTTTTGTTAAGGTATTATAAGAAGATTGTGCGTTACCAATATGGTAGCAGGCGGCACACTTTAAGGGTGGTGGGCGGTGTGCCAATTTTACGATTACAGGAGAAATGGCATGAAAGATTTATTATTGCAGACATATACAATCGCATTACCTGTAATACTCGGATATATAGTATGGCTTTTGCAACAGCAGAAGAAAGGTAAGGACGCAAACAGCAAAGGTACAATGCTGCTCTTGCGTGTGCAGCTCATTGAATACCACGACAAGTATATGAAGTTGGGTGAAATACCTTCTTATGCGTATGACAACTTCGTTGAGATGTATAACGCATACCACGCATTGGGCGGTAATGGTATGGTAACCAAAATGTATAACGAAATACAGGAAATTCACTTGAAGAATGGAGGTAAAGATTAATGGATATAACATCAGTATCAACAGTAGTTGCAATCGTTGTTATCACTTATTTAATCGGGTTAGCTGTTAAGGCAATCCCACAGATTAAGGACAACTACATTCCCATAATCGTAGGTATTGCAGGCGGTATCTTAGGTATTATCGGTATGTATGTGATTCCTGATTTCCCGGCAAATGACATTCTCAATGCTATTGCGGTCGGCATAGTGTCGGGGCTGTCAAGCACAGGCGTAAATCAGATTTACAAGCAGGTAAAGAACAATGCTTGACATTAATAAGCAGAACATGAAGTACTCTCGACAAGGACAGCGTACAGTTGTTTATGAGACTGACAGTGAGGGCAACATAATCTATGAGGGCTACACTGACAGCGAGGGTAACTTTATTCCGTATCTTGATGACGATGGTAATAAGATACCGCGCATCAAGGAGGAATACATAGGCTATTCACTGCCGGTTGCTTTCAAAGCAAATATCGCCTTTAGCGGCGGCGAAGCACAGGCGGAAGAGTATGGCTTTAACGTGGCAGACTTTGATGCAGTTATGCTGACGGAACGCAACAAGCTACCATTGAGCAAAGGTGATGTTATATGGCTTGACAGTGAAATTGGCTACAAGGACGAGGATAAGGTTCATGTTGACGAGATTACGGCGGATTTCATTGTCGTCGGAGTAAAGCCTTCTTTAACCTCCACAAAGTACATGCTGAAAGCTCAGGTGAAGTGATGGCAAAGCACAAGATTGTTGTTAATGTATTTTCGCAGAAGTCCATTGAGGACGCGATAAAAGGCTTACAGAGCTATCAAGATTATCTGACATATAAATGTCAACTACTTGCGGAAAAACTGGCAGAAAGAGGCGTTGAGATTGCGAGAGTACAAGTTGCAGAGCTTGACGCAATCTTCAAGCGTGACTTGATAGAAAGCATTCATTCAGAATACGAAACATCGGTTCGCGGCGGCGGTATATGGGCGGTAGTAGCCGGAACAGACCATGCAATGTTTGTTGAGTTTGGAACTGGCGTTATCGGCAAGGCACAGCCATATAAAGGCACATTGCCTGAGGGCGTTACTTGGGAGTATGCAAGTGGTAAGACAATCAGACAGCTTGCCGATGGGCGTTATGGTTGGTTTTATAAGGGGAAGGATGGCAACTGGTACTTTACAGAAGGTATGCCGTCAAGACCGTTCATGTACAACACAGAGAATGAGCTTAGGTCAATCGTTATCAGCACAGCAAAGGAGGTATTCAAGGACTAATGGCGAGTGAAAACGCATGGGCGTATGACATCGAAAGCACAATATATTCAATCGTCAAGGCTAAGACATATTCAGCAATCAAGAAGAAATACCCCAACTTGCTGTTTACCGACAAGGGGCAGAGTGACAGTTCACCGACATTCCCAACAGTCTACATCCACATGTTGGCACCGACGGAGCAAGGGCGAACGATTGACGGACAATTTATTAACGGCTTACTTGTCACATTCCAAGTTGACGTTAGCACGAATACGAGCAGTTCAGATGTGCGTTGGGTGATGAGTGGAATTGCCGAGGTATTCAAGGCTATGCGGTTCGAGGCTAAACCGATGCCAGAAACTTCATACGCAGACAAAATTTACAGAAGCACCGCGCGTTTTAGGCGTGTTATCGGTGCAAATGACAGATTGTTATAACTAAGAGCTTTTTAAGGCTCTTTTTTTATTTTCATTTTTATAGGAGGACAAAAATGGCTATTACATCATATTTATCCCGTGTAATTTATATGGAGTATTCGGGTGACCTCAAGAAGATAAACCTTGCAGGAACATATAACTTGTTACTTGCGGCAAAGTCTATTCCGTCACCGACATCCGCTCCGAATATGGTTGAGAGTACGACAACCGAGGACGATACTCAGACATTCGAGATGGGTATTAAGCAGACAAGTTCCAAGGAGTTTGTTGGCAATCTTGATAAGAGCGATTTTGCCAAACTGCTTGCGGTAGGTAACAAGAAGTGCATTATTATTCAGCTCTACGGAACAGACGGTGTAGGCGGAGTTGCTAAGTCCGCTTATGTTGGACAAATTACACCAACAGTTAATGATATAGGCGGCACAGACGAAATCGTTGAGATGACTGCCACAGTAGCACAGAACACATCTCCGAAGTGGGTTACAGATGACATTACAGTTGTTGATAACAAGGACGGTACATTTACAGTAGCTGCAGTTTAACTTTTAATTAAGCAGAGAAGGGCGGTCTACGGACTGCCCCTTTTCCTATGGCAAGCATAGGAGGAAAAGGAGAGCATAATGATAACATTCGATATTGATAACAAGGAATATAAATTAGAGTTTGGCTTTGACGCCGCTGAGAATAAGGACATCGTACAGAAGATGTTCGATTATATGACCGGAGCATACATTTATAAGGAGAACGGCAACACAATCACCGCAATGTCTAACGGTGCAGGTAAGATGGTTGCTGATTATAGCGAGGTATGTCACATGGCGTTTTATGCCGGCTGTTTACAGCACAATTCAGTCACTAAGGCAGAAGCTAAGGCTCTGACACGAGCATATATAACACAAAAGAGAAAGACCGACAGCAAGTACGGTTATTATCAGTTATTCGAGGATATTAAGATTGCTATGGCAGACGATGGTTTTTTCGAATTGAGCGGCTTGGCGCAGACAGTAGAGGAGATGAACAAGTCGGCGGCGGAACAGTTAGAGAAAATACAGAAAGAAAAGTCAAAGAAGTAAACTTCCACAAACTGATATGGGAAGAATACTTCCCACTTGCGTTTTCGATTGGAATTAGCCTTGAAGAGTTCAAGAAGCTCACGCCTAAGACTTTAGGTTATTGCTTAGAGGGTGAAAAACTTAGACGTAAGGAGCGAGACAACGAGATGTGGTCTTGGTGGGGAAGCTACGGAGTATCTGCTGTTATATTCGCAATCGACCATTGCTTGAATGGTCGAAAAGCCGTATCAAAATACATCAAAGAGCCAGTCATGTCAAAGGATATGCAACGCAAAGAGGGCTTCACTGATGCGGACATTCAGAAAGCAATCCTTGTTGAACAGCAATATATGAATATGGCACAACAAAATGGATTGCCTGAAACGGTAATCAAATAAGCGGTACGGAGTAATCTGTGCCGCTTTTATTTTTATGACGAGGAGGTGAGAGAATGGCAGAAGTTGACAGCTTGGAGATTGGGTTGCAAGCAACCGCCCAAAAAGCAAACACAGCAATAGATAGCCTCATAATCAGGCTTGGCAACCTTGCAACATCACTTGGACGCGTCAATGGCTCTGAGCTTAATACATTGTCAATGAACGTCACCAACCTAAGCACTTCAATGAGAGCTATTAATGACGTGGGTACAGCAAGCTTTACAAGGCTTGCCAAAAACATCACAAAGATAGCAAGTGTTGACAGTTCAGCACTTAATACGGTTGCAAGCTCACTTAATTCCACGGCTAGTGCATTTAATCAGTTTACGGCAGTATCTGACAATGCAGCGCAGATTGGTGAAGTTGCCAAGAACATAGCAAAGCTCGGAAACAAGAGTGTACAGACCTCAATTACCAACATGCCGCAGTTGGCAACTTCGCTTACAAATTTGCTCACAACGCTTGCAAGCGCACCGACAGTAAGCAATAACGTCATCCAGATGACTAACGCATTGGCGAATTTAGCAAGCCAAGGGTCAAGGGTAGGTTCTGCTTCACGGACAATTCAAAGAAGCCTAAATGGGGTTCACAGAAGCGCACAGACGGCAACTAAAAGCACATGGTCACTGGCTAAGTCATTCGGTAAATTTTACGCTTCATACTTCATGGTTGTTCGTGGCATTAAGGGCTTGTGGAAGTCTATTGAAAGTACCACGGATTACATTGAGGCGTTCAACTACTATGCGGTTGCATTTGACAAAATCGGCTCCGAATGGGGCAAAGACTTTGAAAAGTACGGCTATGACAACGCTACGGATTATGCTAATAGCTTTTCCGACAGAGTAAGTGCGTTGCTTGGTAAGCTTTCAGGATTACAGGTTGATGTTGAGGGTGGCTTGCTCACGGCAGACGGAGCAAAGAACTTAGGCTTGAATATTCAAGAGGTTACGGAGTTTGCGTCACAACTTGCTTCGGTAACTAACTCACTTGGACAAACAGGAGAGACAACCACAGCAATAGCAAAGTCAATGACAATGCTTGCCGGTGATATAAGCTCACTTTTCAACATAGACTATACATCCGTAGCCACCAACATCCAAAGTGGCTTAATCGGTCAATCAAGGGCATTGTACAAGTATGGTATTGATATTACCAATGCCACATTGCAGACATACGCTTATAACTTAGGTATAGAAAAATCTGTATCAGAAATGACACAGATGGAAAAACAGCAGTTACGTGTTCTCAGTATTTTACAGCAGTCAAAAGTTTCATGGGGTGATTTGTCTAATACAATAAACAGTCCAAGTAACATGATTAGGCAATTCAACACGAACATCAAAGAGACAGGCATGGTATTAGGGCAGATTTTTATCCCCGTTCTTCAAAAGGTTATGCCTGTTGTTAATGGTACAACAATCGCAATCAAACGTATGCTTGTGGGCGTTGCAAGCCTTATGGGTGTTAAGATTGATTTTGATGCTTTCGGGCAGAATGGCTATCAGGATACCTCTGACGGATTAGAAGATATAGCAAATGGCTATGACAATGTGGCTAAGGCGGCTGACAAGGCACAAAAGGGTGTTCGTGGGTTCGATGAACTTAACGTAATTAGCACTGGCACTGATACGAGCAAGAGCACAGGCGTAAGCGGTGACACAATCGACCTCACAGACGAGATTGTCAAGGCTACAGAAGAATATGAAAAGGTATGGAACGATGCGTTCGACAAGATGGAGAATAAGGCTGAGGCATGGGCGGATAGAATAGTTTCCGCATTATCTCCTGTTAAAAAGATATTCAAGGATTTTTCAATCGGAGATTTTTTTGCGGCTGGGCAAGATACATCTGCTCTCGTAAGCAGCATGTTCAACTGGTTTGCTGATGCAATAGACAATGTTCCTTGGTTTACAATCGGCAGGAACGTAGGAAAATACCTTGCCGGACTTGATTGGACGGAGATATTAAAATCGGCAGCTAAGGTTTTATGGGAAGGCTTTAAAGGCGCATTAGAGTTTTATGCCGGAATGTTCACAGCCGCACCACTAGAAACGGCTGTTGTTTCATTCATGGCTATGCCAGGATTGCTTAAAGCTATCACAGCAAGTAAGTTCGTGACGGGCGTTAAGAAACTTTGGTCAAATTTCAAGGCTTTTGGAACGGTTGTTAATAATACAGCCCTTGCGCTTTCGGGCGATGCGGCAGCAACAGCCACACTTGCTACTATGTTTCCTAATCTTTCGTCCAAGGTAACAGCGGTCAAAACAGCGTTCACGAATTTAGCAACTTCTATTCAAAACAAAGGCTTATGGAGAGGTATTAATGACAGCATAACATCGCTGAGAAGCAACCTTACAGGCTTTCAGAAAGGACTTATTGGAGTTGCGTCAACAGCAATAGAGTTCACGGTGCTCAAAGATGCGTTCAATGACCTCACTGTTGGTAGTGACAATATGCTATTGTCCATTGGCAAGATTGCTGGAGTTAGTGCGGCGGCGGCTGGTGCCATGTATCTTGCTTTCGGACCGGCAGGTATCGCAATAGCAGGAATAACTGGCGTGGTTGCAGCTATAAGCGGAATTAATTCTGCGATGGATGAAATTAAAACAACGGAAATAGGAAATGATATCAAAGATACTTTGTCCAACCCCGGAGGAACACCTATATCTGAACTCGCTGGCCAATATGCAGATATGGTAGGTAAAATATCTGATAGCTTTTCAGCGGTTACAGAAGGCTCCACTCAACTTGATGCAGCAGATACTAATATTCGTTCAACATGGCAAGAGATTGAAAAAATTGAAACTGCTATGGAGAATGGCGTTATATCTGTTGAAGATGGAACAGCGCAATTAACAACACTATTTGGCAATTTGGCTCAAACAGCATCAGACAAGTTTGCAACACTTGAAGACACATTACTTGCTGCTTTTGGTGAAAACGGAGTATTGTCAGAAGTATTCCACAGGCTCGGTATATCTACAGAAGATACGGTTGCAACTGTGATTACTCTTAATGATAAAGTTAATCAGCGCATAGAGGAATTAACAAGCGAATTAGCAACAATGGATCCTAGCAATCCAAATTATGCGAAATATAAAGAGGAATTGGCATCACTGTTGGCAACAACTGACGGCTTAACGGAGTCGCTTAGTTTATTTGATTTACAGTTATCTCAAATAGATTACAGCCAAATAGTTCTTGACGATGGAACTATTGATGCAGATGCTTTCAATAGAGTGCTAGAACAGGTTGTGAGTTCTGCCTTAAATGCCCAAAAAGGGATTGAAGATGCCGTTAATGCAGTGCAAACAAGTTTGCAACAGGAATATAACTCTGCAATCGCACTTGGAGACGAACAATCAGCAAAAGAAATTAAATCCAAAATGGATGCTTTGCCGGATGCCTTGAAGTTGCTGAAAGAAGATGTTGCTCTCAATGCAAAAGAGTTCACTGATACAATTCAGAATGATTTGGTTGGCAAAACGAGTGAAATAATTGACAACGCTCAAGATACATTTCAAGCTAAAAACCTTAAAGGCAAAATTGCTTTAGGCGGATATGTCGACAAGTATGTTGAGGATACTGTTAGTAAGTACAATGAGGGGATAGGCAACATAAGTTCTAGCATCGAAACATCTATGTCAACATTAGGCATAAGCGGTGCTGGATGGGGCAAGGATGCTTCTAAAAAGATTTACGACAGTTTGTTCAGTTATGGGCTTGATGAAGGAGATAGCGAAGGAGCTTATGAATACTCATTAAATTCCAACTATAAATCAATTATAGACAATGCTATGTCAGATATGCCGGGATATGCCAAAAAAGCAAGTGAACCGTTAGGCAAAAATAGTGTTGATGGATATGTTCAAGGAATAACGGCTAAACAGCCACTTCTTAACAATGCAGTAAGTAAAAGCTTGGAAGCTGGGCTTGATGCAGGAGCAGAAATACTTGGCATCCACAGCCCATCAAGAGAATATGCAGAATTAGGTAAGTTTAGTGTACTTGGTTACAATCAAGGAGTAAGCCAAAATCAAAGCCTTACAACATCAACCATGCAGCAATACGCAAGCAATGTGATTAATGCGTTCAAAGGAGCATTAATAGCTCCTATCAAAGCCATAGGTATGCAAACAATGTCGGGCTTCCTTGACGGCTTGACCTCAATGGAACAGTCAGTATACAGCAAGGCAGACGAGATAGCCAAGAACGTAGCAAAGACTATTCAATCAGCCCTTGACATTCACTCACCATCAAGAGTTATGTTTGAGCTTGGTGCCTACACCACAGAGGGCTTTAAAGAGGGTATGGAAAGCCTCTATAAGCCAACAGAGCTATCCGTTAAGGATTTTGGCTTTGGCATGGTTGAAGCGGTTCACCCACAGCAGTTGTACAGCGGTTATGCCGATTACGCACCGAGCGTAAGTACATCGACAAGCACCACAACGCAGAACTATTACAACACAAGTTCGAGTGTGGACAATGCCGAGACAAACGCACTACTGAGAGAGCAGAACGAGTTATTGCAACGCATACTTGCCAAGGAATACGGCATAAGCAAAAGCGATATAGGCAAAGCTTCAAGAGAGTATGCAAGAGACTTTTTTAAGCGGACAGGGCGTGACGCTTACACATTTTAAAAAAAATCCTCAACAGGTGCATGACGTATCTGTTGAGGGTTTTTATTACAAATCATCAATGAGGAGACAATATGGGCGTTCAAGATTACACAGAAAATTTAAAATTTTTGTATGAGTATTTGTCAGAAACAAATTATGAATTGGCTGAAAAATTGTCAAGGTTCATTCGGGATGGAATTGGAAAGCCGGAAATATTGTTAGAAAGTGCTGTATACGCAAGCTTTAACAAAGCCTATTGCAATTCGGCTTTGCTCTTGTTAGAAGCTTACGAAGCTTATTTGCTAGAAGCAGGAAGTGATTTATATCCTTTTATGATTTATGCGGTGCGAGAAGAAATTTTAAAGAACATGATAAATGTGAAGTCAAACACATCAAGTAAAAGCCTGTACTTGCTAAAAATGAGCAACGGAACAGTCAAAATTGGAATTGCCGCAGATGTAGAAAAGAGAGTTAATCAATTAAAACATGCTTCTGGAATGGATATAGAAAAAATTCTATTTACAGATAATTTTGATGATTCTGAAAAACTAGAAAATCTGCTTCACAAAAAATACAAAAATTGTAGAAAAAATGGAGAGTATTTCTTGTGTGAATTTTCTGATGTAGAAAAAGACATTATTAAGCTTGCTAAAGAAAAAAACGTAAAAATTCACAGGATTTCTTAATGCCATTCATAGAAATCCCTCGTAAACCACCAATCCGACCAAAAAATTACTTGTCGCATGAATTGACATACCTCCCATAAAGTAGTAGTATTAAGCCACTACACAAATATGGGAGGTATTGTTATATGGAAGAAAAAACCACTAAAACCGACAATCAAAGCAAAAGCAGTGAGGATATCAAAATAAATGTAATATCCATACTGCTTGGTTTAGCTTTTTTGTTAGGTGTATTTTTGGCTTTAACTGGTAGATTTATGATTTTATTGTGGATAATAGGCATTTTTTTAAGCTTGTTTAGCTTATTTTTGGGTATAAGACTTTGCTTTGATGTCCACGCAATCAGAAAACACCTTGACAGCAAGGAGGGCAGATAATATGAGGAGATTAAAAATCGGAGTAATTATTTTATCTGCCGCATTGATTATGGGCTGTTCATCTAACAACAGTTCACAAGCCGAATATGAAAGCTTGATGGCAGAAAAACAGTCACTTGAAGCTGAACTGGAAAAGCAAAAGGAAACTACAATTCAAGAGATAACCGAAAGCACACAACAAACAAGTAACGCAGATATAGAAATTATCTTTGACAGAACATACAACATTGGCGATGAAGATACAATGCGTTTTGCCGTGTTAAATAAAGAAGGACAAATATCATTATCAGTATTTGCCACAGCATCTGACGCTGATAATGCCACAATTATGTTTTTGGCAAGCGCAGGCGTTTTGAAAGACGGTGACTTGGATTTTAGCATAAACATTTTTTACAACGAATTGCACATGGTGTACTCTATGTCTGATGGCAAGTTGACTTGCGTGGGAACTAACACAGACGGGAGCATGACATTGTCTGCACCTGATTGGATTAACTCAAACGTCAACTTAGCAACAGAGGCAAATTCACAATATTATCTTGATGCACTTAAAGTAGTCGAACAGTTTACACAGGATTTTACTGATGAATATGGAATTGAAATGTCAAACGACGTAAGCGAAAATCAAACTGATAGCCAAACGAAGGAAATTGAAGTACTTGCAGAGTACACACTGCCTGATGGTATCGGTTGGTACACATATCATTTTATGATTGTCAAGAACAACACAGATAAAGCTTTGAATGTCAAAACAAGTTCCAAAGCATATATGGCAGATGGAACACTTGTAAGCGTGGATGATGCTGAATTTGACGCATTAGGAGCTGGGTGTGTGTCGGTAATACAAGAACACTTTGAAACAGATTCAGAGATTGCTTATTATGATACAAAAATAACAAGTAAAAATGATGGATGGTATAATTCAGTTATACAAGATTTGTCTTATACAGATACACTTATAAAAGATGGGGTAATTTTCGATGTAACTAATAATGGCACCAAGGCGGCTGAATTTGTTGAGGGCTATGCATTGTTCTTCAATGGTGACGAGCTTGTTGATTGGGATTACAGTTATTTTACCGATGATGATAGCGAGTTAAAACCGGGGGAAACAATTACAAAGCAGCTTAGTTGTTATAAAACATTTGACAGAGTAGAGTTTTACTTAGACGGAAGAAGATAGACAAGAGGGAGCTGAAAAGCTCCTTTTTGTTTGCGAAAATATTTTAAAAAAGTGCTTGACAATTATTGCAAGGGCAGTTATTATAATAACATAAATATTGCAAGGGCAATAATTGAAAGGAGATGATTTTATCAGTCCAGCAGGCAGACCGCCAAAAGACAACCCTAGAAATGTAAATCTTAACATCAGAATCACCAAGGATGAGGCACAAAGAATACAGAGTTGTGCAGATGAGTTAAGAACTACAAGGACAGACGCTATTATGAAGGGCATTAGTTTGGTGGAAAAAGAGTTAGGCAAATAAAAAAGAAGCGGTTGCTCAATGTTTGACCGACGTTACGCAACCACTTCTAAGTACACCAATCCGCAAAGGAATTGATAAATCTATACTATCATTCCTTTTGCGGAAAATCAAGGTTTTTTGGAAAGGAATGGTATGATATAATGAAAGAGCAGATTATCAAGTCAATTATCAGTAATTTAGAACACATCAACTTGCACTTCCTAAAGTGCGTACTGGCATACACGAATGTGTTAGCCGGGAACGAGAAGGGAGGCAATCAGTAATGGAAGAAAACAGAGCAATACTTCACAAGCTGATTGACAGCATAACAAGTGGCGGCACACTGGAATATCTTGCTACATTTGTAAGATTATTCTTAGAGAAGTGGGGTGACTGATATGGCAGAGCTTATAAAGATTGAGGGAACAGAGCTATCTATTAAGGAATACAATGGTGAAAGAGTAGTTACGCTTAGGGATATAGATTTTGTTCACCAGAAGAAGTCAGGGTCCAGCAAGAGAACTTTTGAAAGATATAAAAGTCACTTTATTTTAAATGAAGATTACTTTGAACTAACAAGGAAAGACTTAGGGGACAAGTTGTCCCCTAACGAAAAAATAGTTGGAAATCCTAATCTGAAAACATATCTTTTGACTGAAAGCGGGTATTTGATGGTTGTTAAAGGTTTTACCGATGACCTATCATGGCAAGTTCAGCGAAGCCTTGTGAATGGTTACTTTAAGGCTAAGGAGCATGCGACAGCAGTTTCCACGGCTCTGATTGATGATGGTCTAAAGTACAACACAAGCGGAACGCCATTGCCAAAAACCAAAAGCTGGTATGACCGCAATGTTGAGAAAATAAACTGGATATGCTCAAGGCTTGGTTGGCAGCAGTCAACTGTTATCCATAAGTTGCTTGTAAGGGTAGGGGCTGAATATGACCTCAACGAAGCAGACAGGATATATCAGCAGGAAACAGGACGTGAAAAGCGTTATATGCTTGACCTTGTGGATTACTTCCCGGAGCTTGCAGACATGGCGACGAACTGGATTAACGAAATGCTGAATTGGATAAAGTAAACAGATTAGTAGTGCGGCGGCACCTCAGAAATGGGGTGCTGTTTTTATTGTTGGAAAGGAGCGGACAATGAATAATCCTAAAATTGAAATCAAGACAGACGGAAGCATATCTCAGATATATGTTGACGGTAAAAAACTGGATGGAGTAAGGAGCTACAAGCTTGAACAGACAGTGAACGGAATACCGATATTAACCCTTGACCTCAACGCATTTGATGTATCAGTTGACGGACAGATGTTGACTATGCAAAAAGGCGTAGGAGAGATTGAATTGAGTATAAAGGGGTAATCAAGGGAGATTGTAGCACACAAAAGGCTTAAAATCTACTTTTACAATTTATTGCGCTAAAATCTGTATACAAAATGTAAACAAAACGTAGCCTAGATAAGTATAGATATAGATAAGAGTAGATAAGATTAATAAGAGTATATATATAATAAAAAGTAAATAAAGAAATACAGTATATTATTAATAATAATAGGGCAGTCCACAAGGGCTGTCCTTTTTATTAGATAAATTAGACACATGGAGGGATAAGACTATGAACATTGGTAACAGAGTATTTGCAGTTCAGGGCTATGTTGTGACGCAGAACTACGCACAGCACGTTGAGGCAGTCAAGAATGGCGGTTATGCACAGGGAATTGACCTTGTGCCGCAAAAGGACAACAGATACATTCAGAGCGATATTGTGGCTCATTCGGACGGCACAGTGCTTTACGCTGGCAACGGTGACGGCTATGGCAATGCCGTATGGATTCTGCATAATGGCAACTATGTGACTGGCTACGGACACATGAGAGAGCTTAGGGTTAAGACAGGCGATGTGGTTAAGCATGGTGATGTGATTGGCGTTGTTGGCAACACCGGTCATTCAACAGGCATACATCTTCACTTTGAAGTTCGTAGGTACAAAAAACCTTACACTGTCAACGCTGGTGATTTCTGGGGAGCTAACTCCTTTATGAACACGTCCAAGTTTGACTGGGTAGACCCGACACCGTACATCAACGCTGATTTACCGGGGCAGACGGTACAGGCAACCACAGATAAGTACTATCGTGTACAGGTTGGAGCTTTTGAGAACAAGGCTTATGCAATAAACATGGCAAGAGACGTTAGGAGCAAGGGTTACAGTGCGATAATCAAGTACTATGAGGGCAACTACCATGTACAGGTCGGAGCATACGAGGCTTACTGGCGTGCTACGGCAACAAGGCTCAGGCTGTTAGCGTCCGGCTACAAGGGAGCGTTCATTACTAATAAGACAGGACAGGACATAGCATTTTAGCATCTATCATTGATAGGTGCTTTTATTATGCCCTAGAAAGGCGGTAAAGGTGGCATACGGCGGTTTTTTAGTTAAGGTGGGAGAATATATTATCCCGCAAAAATTCATCAAGGCTGACAGCTACAAGGCTTATGTAAACATGCAAGACATAGACGATTACACGGATGCTAACGGCTATTTGCACCGTAACGCCGTGGAATTGAAAGCACTAAAGGTTGAGTTTGATGTGCGCGCCATGCTGACAGGAAGCGAGAACGGATTAGAGGAGCTTATGTCAAACATTCGCAACAGTTACACTAATTCAAGGGGTAGAGAGTGTATAATCACAGCTTTTATTCCTGAGTACAACGATTATGTAACGCAAAAAGGCTACCTTGCCGACTTTCAACCGCAAATATACGGCACATACGGCGGTGAGCTTCATTACAGCTCATTCCACATGTCGTTTATAGGAGGCGTATACAATGGTTGATTACACCTTGCAAGACTTGTTTTATCGACAGAATGTGGATAAGCAGTTTGTCATCACAACTGATGACGGAACCGTAACCATAACCAACACAGAACTGCATCAAGAGAGCTTTGAACTGACTGAAAGCTTGTGCTCCGAGAGTGAACTCACTTTCGGAGCGTGTGAAGCGGCGACGGTTAAGTTCACAATTTCAAATATTTTCACTTCACTGAAAGACAAGTGGATAACTGTCAAGATAATCCTTGATGGCAACAGCGATAATTCATTCATTTTAGGGCGTTATAAAGTTGCGTCTGATAAACCTACGGCAGACCGAATTAAACGCGAGATTGAAGCTTACGATGCGTTGTACGATGTGATTAACACCGATGTTGGCGATTGGTATAAAAGCATATTACCAACAACGGACACTTACATCACATTAAAGGCTTTCAGAGACAGTTTTTTTGCTTATTTTGGCATCATGCAAAAAGAGATTATTCTTGTCAACGATACTATGATTGTAAGCAGAACTGTTGACACTGACGGACTTAGTGGCGGTCGAGTCCTCAATGCTATCTGTGAGATTAACGGTTGCTTGGGGCATATCGGCAGAAGCGGGCAGTTTGAGTACATTTATCTGCAACAGGAGATAGAGGGATTATACCCATCCGAAGATTTATTTCCGTCCGAAGATTTGTTTCCTCGGGAACCGCAGGGCATCGCAATCAATAAGAGCCATTATATCAATGCTGAGTATCAGGACTATATAGTTAAGAGCATCGACAAAGTGCAAATTAGGCAGAGTGAAGATGACATTGGAGCAATCGCGGGTGACGGCACTAATGCATATATCATAGAAGATAATTTCTTGATATATGGTAAAAGCGCAAAAGAGCTTAATACTATTGCCAATAACATTTTGAGCAAGATAAAAGGTATAACATACCGCCCAATGTCTGTTGAAAGCATCGGGAACCCGTGTATTGAGACTGGCGATGCTGTTAGGCTTTCAACTAAGTATGCCATAATTGAGAGCTATGTGCTTAACCGCACATTAAAGGGCATACAGTCATTAGGAGACGCTTATACTGCAGACGGCGAACAATTACGCAGTACGCAGGTCAATAGCGCGAATAAGTCGATTGTGCAACTTAAGAGTAAAATTAACACCCTTACGCGGACAGTTGATGAGACAAAATCACAGATTACCGATGTTGAGAAAGGATTGTCAACGTCCATATCACAGACAGCGGAGCAAATCAGAAGTGACGTGTCTAAGACATACGAAACTAAAGAAGATGCTAAAAGTACCAAGACAAAGCTTGAATCGTCCATATCACAGACAGCGGAGCAAATCAGAAGTGACGTGTCTAAGACATACGAAACTAAAGAAGATGCTAAAAGTACCAAGACAAAGCTTGAATCGTCCATATCACAGACAGCGGAGCAAATCAGAAGTGACGTGTCTAAGACATACGAAACTAAAGAAGATGCTAAAAGTACCAAGACAAAGCTTGAATCGTCCATATCACAGACAGCGGACGAAATCAGAAGTGAAGTCCGTTCGCAGATACAGGCAACGGTAACTTACGACAATATATTCGAGGGAACGCAGTTTTGGGGTGATAGGCTGTGGGGTGATAAGGCAGATGCGACTATTAATAATGATGTGCTGACAACGCATTCAGGGTATCCGATAACGAAGTATTTTACCGTATCGGCACAGACGACAATTCATGTATATGTCGAGATTATGCGAGACAATGTAATAGTTGCAGACCCTACGCCTTCCTTCCAACTGCTTGTATCAAACGGAACAAACGTGCTTAGAGAGGATTCGTTCGGTGTAAGACTATTAAGCGGAACGTGGACGGCTGATGGGCTGGCTTACGGATATACAATTCCAAGCGGTTATGACCGAATAGCAGTAAGGTTAATCGGTGGAGAAGGATTACATTATCGCAGATTATATGTAACAACCAATGAAAGCTATATATGGAAACCGTCTCCGGTTGACACTCCAGCTGAGATAGCAGAGATGTATTCTCAGATAAGACAGACATCCGAAGAGATAAGCACTAAAGTTGCTAAGAATGAGGTCGTGTCTGAGATTAATCAATCGGCGGAAAAGGTCAAGATTAAAGCCGACAAGATAGAACTTGACGGAGCGGTGGTTGCCAATGCAACACTTACGGCACCTACAATTAATGGTGGAATTATCAATGGAGGCGCTGTATCGTTCGGTAACAATCGAGTTGTAGTTAATGAGGATGGTATGTGGGTGCTTGGCAATGGTGGAGTTGAGAACCCGGACTTCCGTGTTGACAGAAGTGGGTTCGTTCACTTGGGTAACAGTTTTAGGATGAGCCCAGCAGGGGCATGGTGGACAGATAACGCAGGAACAGAACACTTCAAGTCGTGGTCAAGCTTCTTCGGATTTTAGGAGGTATCAGATGAATAAAGCGCATACAATGATTAACTGGGAAGATTACCCAAGTATTAATACACCGCTTGCGGCAAGAATACTTAACAAGAATGACGTGGCTCTTGACCTTGTAGATGATAGAGTTGTCGAACTGGACGCTAATAAGGCGGGCAAAACCGAGATTGCAACGCTCGTTGCAGACGTGAAATATGATGAAGCAACAGGCATCTTCACCGTGACTAAGAAGAATGGCTCCATGCTCACGATAGATACTAAGCTTGAGAAGCTTGCAATTAACTTCGAGTATGATAAGAATACGGAGCAACTTATTATCACCCTTGATGACGGAACCAAGCAGTACATAGACTTATCGGCTCTTATTACTCAGTATGAGTTCATGGATACGGACACGGTTATATTTACTATTGATTCGGATGGCAAGGTGTCGGCTGCACTCAAAGAAGGCAGCATTAGCGAAAAATACCTTGAGCCTAATTATCTTGCTAAGGTTAAGGTTGAGGTTGCCAGGGCACAGTCGAGCGCAGACGCGGCGGCGGTGTCAGAAGTAAACGCAGAGAAAAGTGCAAAAGCGGCGGCGGTGTCGGAGAAGAATGCAAAAGCAAGTGAGAACACAGTTCATGCTGACACTGAATTAGCTAAGAATTATGCAGAGCAAACGAACACGGCTAAAACAGAAGCCGAAAGTGCAAGAGACAAAGCGCAAACAGCTCAGTTAGAGGCACAGGCAAGCGCGGAGTCATCAAGCTCAGACGCAGCCATAGCAAAGGAGATGGCTACAAGCGCATCCGCAAGCAGTCAGGCAGCAGAGCTGAGCAAACAATCGGCTATGGCATCCGCAACAGAAGCAAGTTTAAATGCACAAAAGTCTCAGCAATACGCAGTTGGTAAGAATAACAGTTCAAAGTATTATTACGAGCAAGCCAAAGCAATATCCGAGGGCTTTACAGGGGCGTTGCGCCCTATGGGGACAACTACTTTCTCGCAGCTCCCTATTGTAAGTAGTGCTACGGCGGGAGATATGTATAACATATCCGATGAGTTCGTCACAACAGCCGACTTCAAGGAGGGGGCAGGAAAGACACAATCAGCAGGTACGAATGTGTATAAGACCGTTGATGGATATTGGGACTGTCTTGCAGGTACACCAGTCACCGGAATTAAGGGCGCAAAAGAGACTACATTCCGACGAGGTAATGTAAATATTACAGCCTCGGATGTAGGAGCGGTAGCAGATGACGGCGATGCATCTAACACAACAGTTGTATTTACCGAAGCAACAGCAAGAGCAAACATATCCACGGGCGAGAAACTGTCTGTACTGTTTGGTAAAGTCAAGAAGTGGTTCTCCGACCTTAAGCCTCATGCGTTCAAGGACACAGTTAATAATCTTACAACTACCGCAACTGGAAGCGCTCTCGATGCTACACAAGGTAAAGTACTTAACGAAGCGATTGCCGATAATGCAAATGACATTACTACGCTAAATAATAATTTATTGCGTGCATGGGTTAATAGCGAAGCTAATTATGTGTCACCGCAAGATGTTAATATTGATACTTGGACTGCTAATTGCATTACGTGGCTTAATGCCTATACTGACAAGCCACTTGGTACACTACCGACTAATAATATACATGCGTTATTCATAAATAACCGAGGGTTGGAGCAAGTCTGGATTGATGCAACTACAATATACTTTCGAAATAGAGACAGTACAAGTTTGGCATGGAGTCAATGGTATGACCTTGGCAAGCAATCAATCAGCAAGGGGAGCATAACATATCCCGACCAATCCTTATTCAAAATGGGAAGTGGTGCTAATATCTTATCTTATAACAAGAATATGGCGACATTGACAATCACAGTGCTGAATTACGGTGATGCAGTTACATCATGGACTCATGTTGCAACATTATCAGTCAAGCCAACTCAAACAACATATATCAATGCCCTTGCTGATAACGGCATTAATATAATGATTGATACATCAGGCAAGGTTTTCGCCAGAAAAAAAGGTACAATCACAGAGCTGGCTGAAACAGTAAGCTTTTTAATAGCCTAAATGTATACGCTTCATGCAAACGGAATGATGCCTATTACTTTCGTAATTCCATCAACTAGCTTATTTACAACGAGCCTTTTTTCGTCTGGCTCGATATGAAATCGTAGATTGTTGCCATCTGGGAAGGTGAAAATGATGTATGTTCGATTTTTATACTGCTCGAATTGAACATTTTTAACATCAACTAAAGTTAAATTATTATTTACATGGCTACGGCATTACACAGTGGCCACATATTTCTCGAAGATATTCCGAGTATGTTCCTCACCTATATAGTTGTAATGCTTGCCGGTAACACTTTGGTATTTATGTCCGAGGTATTCTCCGGCATCATGCACCGAACCGCCACGTTTGACAATGTTCGTGGCGGTGGTCTTGCGGAATAGGTGAGGATAAATGCGGCGGTCAATCTTGGCATTGTTTTTAATGCGTTTAAGGCTTGCTCTGACGGCTTCATCACTCATAGGCTTAGTAGTTTTCGGCTTTGAGTAAAAAGTGGCTCATTAGGGCTGTTAGAGCCATTCCTTGACGCAATATAGTCTTTCAAGTACTTCATGGCGATATCATCAATGTAAACCGTCCTGTAATTCTGCGTATTTTGTCGATTTTTTTGGCACGATTGAGAGTGAGTTGGCATTGATTGTATGCTATTCTTAACATGTTCCTAACTGGAACGACATCAAGCTTCGGCGAGGAGCGGTGTGATTGGCGTTGCACCGTTCCTTGTGCTTGACAATATCGAACTGATGTTCTATAATGGGTGCATCGCTACTGGTAACGTGTGGATTTTGGGAGGGTTGAACTTTGGGAGAGGATATTGAGGACTACAAGCATAAGATAATCGAACTGATACAAAAGTGTAATAACATTCACTGGATAAAGATAATATATGCTTATGTAAAAACACTCTTAAAATAAAAAAGACTGGGAGAATTAAAACCTCCCAGTTTTTCTTATTTTGTCATCAAGTCTATTAACTTCTCTAAGCTATCCCAGTCACTTTCATTGAGTTTCGCTAAAGCACTTACAAGTCTATGCTTAAAATTATTTTCACCACTTTTTTGAATTTCTCCAAGTAGTTCAGCAATTTGCTCATCTTTAGACTTCTCAATAAACATATTTCCATTGCCAGTCAGCAGCCAATCTTCATTAACATTAAACATTGAACACAGCAATTTGATAGTTTGTCCAGAAAGATTTCTATTTCCATTTTCCACTAATGAAATGTAGTTTCTTGTCAATCCTAAATCTTTTCCGAACTCTTCTTGACTTTTCTTTAAGCTTTCTCTTAATGCCTTGATACGTTCGTTCATTGTCTCACCTCTTTTCTGTAATCATAATATAACACGCAATGCAAACAAAGTCAACAAAAAAGTATTGACAATGCTAACATAGTGTGCTATTGTATGCTTACAAGGTCAACAGAAAGGAGCGATTACATGAGTGAGAGAGAAAAAGAGATAGTTGAGAAGCTCAAGGATGCAATTCCTAAGATGTCAGATTTCGACAAGGGCTATATTCTCGGCAAAGTCGAGAACATGGCAGAGCAGAATCAGCAGAGCGAGCACACAGACACAGAGAACAGCAGAAAGGAGTAAGAATGGATAAGCAGAGATACAGTATTGTAGACAGTACTGGAAAAGCGGTGATAGTCAAGAAAGATGATGACCGATACATCGGGATTGACGAACTTGCACAGCACATAGCAATGGATGTCATTGACGATTATCAGGACATTATAAATGGCGGTAAGAAGATTGAAGAAACTAACATTGAGCTGTCTATCAAAGTTCTCACCGCCATTACGCCAGTGATTGAAGCTTTTAGAAGCAAGTCTACCTACGGAAAGGGTTGATTGCCGCTTCAATTTTTGCTGATTGCGGTTTTTCAGCCGGCAGGGAGTTTATGATTTCCGAATAGTATTGGACGTATTCTTGAAATCATCTAAAGAGCCGTTATAACCGCAAATCTTAGCGGTAGCATAAGCAGACACAATTTGTTCAACTGGCAAAGCAAGTCACCTCCTTATTGAATGATAAGGAGATTATAACACAAGAAAGGAGAAGAATGAACGAGTTAATCAAAGTTGACGCTGATGCACAGGTTGTATCAGCGAGAGAACTACATGAAGCCCTTGGAGTTGAGAAAAGATTTAGTGCTTGGTTCGAGACAAATTCTCAAGGGTTCGTTGAGGGAGAAGATTTTACAGGTGCGTACCTAAAGGTACAGAGCAATCAGTACGGTGGAGAAAAGGAAATTCAAGACTATAACTTGTCTGTCGATATGGCAAAGCACATTTGCCTTATGAGCAGAACGGATAAAGGTAAGGCTTGCAGGCAATACCTTATAGACGTTGAAAAGGCTTGGAACACGCCAGAGCAGGTAATGGCAAGAGCGTTAAAAATTGCCAATCAGACAATAGATAGTTTGAAAGAGAATAACATAAAACTTATCAAAGCTAATGAAAGAATGAAGCCGAAAGAGATTTTTGCTGATGCTGTGGCTACGAGCAAGACTTCAATTCTTGTCGGAGACTTGGCGAAGCTGATATGTCAGAACGGCTATCAAATAGGACAGAAGCGGTTGTTTGACTGGTTACGCAACAACGGATATTTAGTCAAGAGCGGAAGTTCTTACAATATGCCTATGCAGAGATATGTTGAGCAGGGCTTATTCGAGGTCAAGGAAAGCAACGTGCAGAATCCGGACGGAAGTGTAAGGACTACACGCACGACAAAGGTTACAGGCAAAGGACAAGTTTATTTTGTTAATAAGTTTTTAGGGAGAGGAGAATGAAATGGCAATCAAAGCATACAAAGGGTTTAAAAAGGATATGACTTGTCGAGGATTTCAGTACGAAGAGGGCAAAGAGTACGAAACCGATAAGGTAGAAGTGTGTGAAACAGGATTCCATGCGTGCGAGTATCCGTTAGACTGCTTTAATTATTATGCTCCTAGTGAGAGTGTATTCAATGAGGTTGAGCAGGACGGAGAAATCAGCCGCAAGGGCGATGGCACTAAGCTTGCATCGACTAAGATTAAGATAGGTGCCAGTTTGAATATTGCCGGCATGGTTAAGGCAGCCATTGAATATACCAAGAGCAGAATAGATAAAGAAACCGACAGCAATTCAGACTACGGAGCTTCATCCGCAACAGGCTACAAGGGAGCTTCATTTGCAACAGGCGACTACGGAGCTTCATCCGCAACAGGCAACTGCGGAGCTTCATCCGCAACAGGCTACAAGGGAGCTTCATCCGCAACAGGCGACTACGGAGCTTCATCCGCAACAGGCGACTACGGAGCTTCATCCGCAACAGGCTACAAGGGAGCTTCATCCGCAACAGGCAACTGCGGAGCTTCATCCGCAACAGGCAACTGCGGAGCTTCATCCGCAACAGGCTACAAG